TCTTACTGTGATGAAAGATGGCCTCAAGGAGGGGATCGAAATTCCCAGGGACCATTTCAAAAGCACAGTCTATAGTGAGTGTTTTCCTATTTGGCGTGCTTTACCTTTTGGCAAACGGGAAGAAGATTTCTTTACGAATGTTGGCTATTCTGATCTCTATATCGAGTGGATGCACAGAACTCACAGTCAAGACATACGTATCCTGCTGGTCAGTGAGACCATTACCAATGCGATCAAGTTGGGCAGCAGAATCTCGAATCACTACGAAAATAATTCATTCTTCAATCATCTTTTTCCTGAAATAATGCCCACATCAAAGGAGACGTGGACAAATGAATCCTTACATCAAAGAAGAACTTCCACTGGTCGCGGTCAAGGAGAAGGTACATTTGATCTTATCGGTGTGGGAGCCGCGCTTCAATCACGGCATTACAACGTCGTTGTACAGGATGATTTGGTTGGCCGCGAGGCGCGTAAATCTACAGTCGTCATGGCTGATACAATTGATTATCACCAGATTCTTGTGGGTGCGACTGACTCAGACCCAGATAATCCTGGAAGAGATTTCGACGAGATAGTTGTTGGAAACAGGTGGTCGCATGACGATCTTAACTCACACATTCGACAAGAAGAACCTTATTTTAGCTGGACTACTCACTCTGCTTTGGGTGGGTGTTGTAGTCTCCATCCCTTTGGGAACCCTATATTTCCAGAGGCATTCACGAAAGAGAAGCTACTCAGGTGGAAGAAGCGTCTAGGTTCGTACCATTTTTCTTGTCAGTTTCTTAACTATCCTATTGATCCGTCTAAAGCTAAGTTTAACATGGCGGATTTTCGGTACTTTAATTTTGAGAAAGTTACTGGCGCGCTGGCGATTCCGAAAGAGTCTCCGACACTCAGCAGGTATTTTGAGACCTCGCATCCTCAGCAGTATCGCATTGTCATCCGTCATCACGTAGCAGCCGGCGATGTAGAAAAAGATGTCTTCCCACGGAATCTTGATCGGTACATGACAGTTGATCCGAATCATGGTGGCTCGCACTTAGGTCAAGCAGCTGGCAAAGACGGTCGGTGCCGTCATGCTATCGCGGTGACTGGTGTAGAGCGTGACCCGCGTAGAGTATATCTGCTCGATCAGTGGGCAAAGGCTTGTCCTATTGATGATTTTGTCAAACAGATTTTCTTTCTTGCTGTGAAGTGGAAGCTCCGCGTTGTCTATGTTGAAGCTGTGGCAGCGCAGAAGTACTTGCTCTATCATCTGAATTACTTTGTCGAAGAGCACAAGCACTCACATCCAGAACTTATTGGTATTCAGTTTCTTCCACTTAAGACTCCACAAAATGCTAACGCTAAAGCCGAACGAATTGAGAATTTCATTCCAATCGTAGAGCGTCATGAACTTTGGTTGGATACGAATAATTGTGCAGAGTTCAAAGAAGAAGCGGAACAATATGGTCAACGTAAGGGTCTAATTGATTTACTTGATGTTCTATCCTACGGTCCACAGATCTGGAAGTTCGATAAAGTTTCTCAGGAACATGTTGATGAATTCATGATTAAACAACGGGCACAGTTTGTAAGACGTATGGCAGCAGCAGTGGCGTAAGGGGGAGAATAAACATGGACTGGGCAGCGTGGGGACCAACAATCGTAAGTATTATCACTTGTATCTTTTTTGCTGGTGTTTTGTATTCTAATCAGAATAATCATGCTGTTCACTTGACAGAACATGACAAGCAACTTGAAGAACATACCAGAGACATTATTTCACACTCTGTTGCAATCACAGCGTTAAAAGCCTTCCAAGAAGGCTATGCTGCTGCAAAAGCAACTTATGACAGAGCAAGAGTGCAGGAGGCAAGATGAACATTCCAGTAACAATGCAACTAGTTCTTTTGTTCTATGTTGTAAACTCTGTCGCCTCGGCTTTGGTACAGGCTCTACCTGTACCAAATGGCAGTGTAGGTTACACATTCGTTTACAAGTTCCTGAGTCTGCTGACGGCGGATTTCAAGAGTTTCAGTTCCACAATGCCCATGCCAGTGCTCACGACACAGAATTCTACTGGTCAGATTGACACAGTGTCAAAGCCAGTTAATCCTCCAAACACGGCGAACACAGGGATTCTCTAATGCCATATCAGCCACCTACTGAAGTAACGCCGAAGCTCATTGGAGAAGATAACTTCAACGAGATCTGTGATTTTATTAAGGACAAGATTGCACATCTTGATCGGCGCCTACAGACTTTCAGAACCGAGAAATTGCCAGAATATGTGCGGTTGTATAAGGCTCGTCCGAAGAATAAAGAAGCAGACTGGCCTTGGCCTGGCGCAGCGAACTTAGTAATTCCTATTATTGGTACTGCCTCAGATGAGCTTCTTGCTCGCATCATGGGTGGAATCTATATGTATGATCCACTCTGGGCGGCGACAATGAGTGGAGGATTGCCGAAGAAAGATGGGGAAGAGCTGAAGCAGGTTGTTCAGAATTTCCTGATGGATATGGCTTATGCGCCAGATGAGCTTGATTTGTACAGGGTAGAACAGAGCGCCTTTCACAGTGCAATTAAGTACGGTACAGGAGTTATCTACACGCCTTATGAGTACGAGACGCAGGTAGTGCGTGAGTATAAATCTGGCGGAACCTCGGCAGAAGATGGTCCTGTAGTTTCAGAAGACCGTATCATTACCAAGCGTGATGGTCCTCATCCTGAGTTGTTACCGCTTAACAGATTTATCTTTGATCCTTCAGTGCCAAAGCTTGAGAATATGAAGCTCTTTGGGCATATTGATCCACTCGATATGTGGGCGGTGCAGGATCTTAAAGCAAAGAGTCCTTATTACAAACAGTCAGACATTGAGAAGTTGCTTAGTAGTCCTGACGCTGTTCAAGAAACAGAGATGGAACGGGAGATCAATGAGCAGTTTTCGATTGATTCCTCTGGTGTAGACACTGGTGCAGCACGGTGGTATGTTTACACAGTGTTCTTTACATACTATCTCAGCGGTAAGGAGTATTCTTTCCAGGCAAAGTATCACAAACGTACAGAGAAGATTCTGTGGATAGCTTTTAATAATTATCCTAAGAACATGCTCCCATATCAGGACATGAAATTAGCCTACGATGATGAGTCTTATCTTGGTACAGGTTTTGCTGAGATGATTCACATGATTCAGAAGGAATTGTCGAACAATAATAACTGGCGCACAAACAATCGTAATATGGCGATGCTGGGTGTGTGGCGCGCTGATCCTGAGTCTAAGCTTGGTTCTATGCTAGATGTGTTTCCTGGTGTTGTGTTGCCGGGTCACAAAGATGAGATCGAGCATATTAAAGCCGGCGCTGATCTGGGTTATAGTGATGGTCCAGACCAATTCCACATGGCGATAGCTAAGGAGCGTACTGGTGTTGATCCGGCCTCTGGTGGCACAGGTGGTGGGATTGTAAATTCAAAACGCGGCATCTACAGTGCCTCTGGTACTTCTATGGTCATGGCGCAGCAAAATAACAGGAATAATCTGCGTACTGGAGACATGCGCTCAGCACATGTGAAATTGGGTTGTAAGTTTCTTACAATGTATTCAAACTTTGGTATTGGAGAAAAGCTCAAGAAATATGGCAACGACGCTGAGAAACTAAAGAAGGCGCTCGATCTCTACCGTGATGGCACACTAGGTCTGCGTCTTCGTCCAGCTTCGGCATCTGCTAACAAAGAACTCGAAAAACAAAACGACATTCTTATTTCAGATAGGTTCGATCGCTACTATCAGAGTCAAGCACAGATTATTCAAGCGATCAATTCTCCGGGCATTTCACCAGATTTGAAGCAGTATTACTTGGAAATGCTTCTTGCGACAAGAGTATCAGCTATGACCTTGGCGCGTAATTTTAACCGTGATAATCCAGATGCGTTGCTACCTGACGTGTCAAAGATTATCGAAGCCGCGGTGCAGCAGATGCAGCCGCAAGCAGGAGCAGGAAATGGAAATCAACAAAATCGAGGATCTAATTCCATACCGAGTGGCCCTTCAGGA